ACACCGTTACAAATAACAATTCTGTAACTAATAGTAACAATATTGTAACTGTACAATACAAGCTATTAGTGCTATGATTAAGTCAAACATTTAGAAAGGGTGGTTCATTGCTTGAATTGTGTCCTATAACATTGAGAGAAGCAAACGAATTTGTTACACAGTATCACAGACACCACAAAGCAACTACAGGGCATAAATTTTCTATAGAAAGGAGGGAGGGTGATAATAATGACTAAAGAAGAATTAAATAAATTAATTATCTTAAATACTAACATTAAAACAGGTGAGCCCTTATTTTTGGTTTCATATCCGTACTTGTTTAAAATTGTTTATGAAGAAAGTGATTCAATAAAAGAATATAATGATTTTGTTCACGATTGTGGGAAAAAACTATTAGATGAAATCTTGCATATAGAGGAGGACTAAAAAATGACTTTAGCAATGGGTGTTGATGTAAGCAAATATCAAGGGGATGTGGACTGGGAAGCACTCAGAAAGGCAGGTTACACCTTTGCCATTATACGTGCGGGTTATGGCAAGTTTTCTAGTCAAGTAGACCCGTATTTTGTACAGAATATAACTACAGCTATAGCCAATGGTTTTGATATAGGTGTGTACTGGTTTAGTTATGCTACCAGCACAGCAGACGCGGAGAAAGAAGCAGCATTATGTTATGAGACAATTAAGCCATACATAGCTAATATTAATATTGGTGTATTTTTTGACTATGAATATGATTCTGTAGAGTATTATTACAAAAAATACGAGACGAGACCTCTTCAAAGATTGACTAAAGATATGTTTTTAGCTTTCAACAATTACTTAAGCATGAAAAACTTAAAAACGGGGTTATATACTAATTATGATTATATTAATTCATATTTTAAAGACCTTGACTATGCAAAAAAAGAATTTTTACTATGGTTTGCAGATCCTTCAAATAAATATCGTGACAATTATGATTGGGATATTTGCCAAACAGGTGCCGTAGCAATTAAAGGCGTTGTTTTTGACACGAATATAAGTCAAATTGATTTCAATAATAAACCTGGTGAATCATTTTACATATATATAATTAAATCAGGTGACACGCTTTCAGGAATTGCTTTACAATATGGTATAACTTTGGAAACTCTTTTAAGTTACAACCCGCAATATAAGAATAATCCAAATTTAATATATGCAGGCGAAAAAGTGCAAATACCAGTTGAATCCACATTGATTTACAATATAGGCGATAAAGTTAAGATTAAGGAAACAGCTAAGTTTTATTTTGGCACTAAAATTACGATTCCTAATAGGGTTAAAGGTGTTACATATACTATTTCAGATGTAAGAGATGATAAGATTTTAATAAAAGAAATATATTCATGGGTTGCCATTAATGACGTAAAAAAAGCCGAGTAATCGGCTTTTTTTACTAAAGAGAGGATTGATAGCATGGAAAAAGCGAAAACGATTTCAATTACTGTTTCACGTGAAACGCTCGAAATTTTAGATAAAATAGTTTTGCTGACCGATAAGACGCGCAGCGCCATTATTCGGGACATGGTCAAGGAATCATGGATTGATTATTGTAGAAAGCAAGGTGGTTTATTTGAATAATAACAATTTAAAGCTAGGAGACTACAACGTTTATAATCCATATAGCTTAGTTAGAAAATTTAGTGAAAAGGAATTAAGGCATGAATATACCAGACTAAGAAGCATAGCGATGAAAAGGCTTGACAGATTATCAAAAACAGAATTTAATCAAAGTGCTACATTTAAGGCTAATTCTCAAGGTTTTCCGACAGCTAGAAGTTTGAAGGATGTAAAAGGGTTGGCTTATGAATTAACAGCAGTGAGCAAATTTGTTGCTAGTAGTTACTCGACCGTAAAAGGCCAGAAAAAAGCAAAAGCTGAGATGTTAAAGTCCTTACAAAAGAATTACCCCAATATAACAGATGAAAATTATTGGAATTTTATAGAATTTATGAATTATGCACGTGAAAAATACGGTGGAAAAATTTACGATAGTGAACAAATAGCCGAACTATTTAACGTGGCGCAAGAAAAGCAAATTCCGCAGCATATATTATTGCGAAGAATTAACGTATTCAGAAAACATATACCCGAGATTCGAGAGCTTCCGGATTTTGATAGGCAAGCGGTAGGAATGAGCCGTTCTAAATTCTACGAGAAACTAAAATTCTAGGTGATTATAATGCTATTAACCAATCAATATACAACAGATTTAAAGCAAATTAAACGGCAAAAGCGCCCGGTTGGGAATAATGCTTATAAGGGTGAGCCGTTTTATTATAAAGACATTGTGTGCGCTTTTGATATAGAGACTAGCAAGATTAAATACAAGGAAGAATACGACAAAATAAAAAAGGAGATTGTTCCACGGTATCAATCTTTTATGTATGTGTGGCAATTTCAAATGGGGCTTGAATATACGATTGTAGGTAGAACATGGGAAGAGTTTTTAAAAATATGTCAGCAAATTTGCAGCCAGCTAAGAGACAATGAACGGCTGGTAATATATGTGCATAATTTATCTTATGAATTTACGTTTTTATCTGGGATATATCATTTTAAACCTGAAGAAGTTTTTGCAGTAGATAAACGCGCTATTTTAAAATGCACAATGTTTAATAAGCTAGAATTTAGATGTTCTTACAGGCTTTCTAATATGTCATTATTGGAATTTACAAAGGCTGAAAATGTAGAACACCGTAAATATAGCGAAAAATACGATTTTGATTATAATATTATTCGTTATCCATGGACGCCATTAGATTCTGATGAATTGTTATATTGTCAAAATGACGTTCTGGGATTGGTTGAAGCTGTGCACAGTCGGTTAAAAAATTACAATGATACTTTATATACTATACCACTTACTAGCACGGGCTACGTTAGAAGAGAAGCTAAAAAAGCTATGCGCGGCGTGAATCGCACATGGCTTAGGGAGATTATGCCAAGGTATGAGGTTTACAAAGCATTACGGGAAGCATTCAGGGGAGGCAATACCCATGCAAACCGTTATTATGTGGGAAACATTGTTGAAAATGTTAAAACTATGGACCTAGAAAGTGCATATCCAGCGGCACAAGCGTGCTTTAAATTCCCTATGACCCCATTCAAACCAGTAGAAGAAAAGTATATTTCATATGATAGATTAACCGATTTATTAAACAAAGGAAAGGCGCTGCTCATGCGTGTAGCTTTTTATGATTTCAAATTAAAAAGTAAATACTGGGGTTTTCCTTATTTAGCAAAGGCTAAATGCAGGGAATGCGTGGGGACTATAGAAGATAATGGCAGATTATTACAAGGCCAATATATTGAGACTACCATAACCGATATTGATTTAAAAATTATTATTGATGAATACGATATTAAAGATATTTTATTTATAAATTGTTATTATTCCAATTATGATTATTTACCGAATTGTTATCTTGAATTACTTAAAAATTGGTATACAAAGAAAACAGAGCTAAAGGGTGACGATGCGCACGAATACGAATATAGCAGATTAAAAGCGCTATTAAATTCTATATATGGCATGACTGCACAGGATCCAGTAAAGGAAAGTAATTTGTATATTGATGTAGAAGCCTTTGACAGTATAGAAGCGGTTCAAGAATATATAGGGAATAATATTGACGATTTAGATTTATTTGTTATTGATACCCGGAAAAGCGCTGAAGAATTACTTGAAGAACATAATAAAAGGGCATTTTTACCTTATCAATGGGGCGTGTGGACAACATGCTATTGTAGATTAATGCTTGAAAAGGGTTTAAAGCTAGCGGGAGATAATGCTATTTATTGTGATACTGATTCGGTTAAGTATTTGGGCTCTGTAGATTTTACAGAGTATAACCATAGACAGAAAGCGATAGCAAAGGAAAAAGGATTTTCTGCAATAGATAACGCGGGGAATCGTCATTATATAGGCATGTTTACACCTGATAAGGATTACACTAGGTTTATAACCTGGGGCGCTAAAAAATACGCCTTTACCTATATTAAAGACGGAAAAGAAAAAACAAGTGTGACAATTTCGGGCGTTAATAAAAAGCTAGGAGGTGAAGAGCTAGAAGAGCATGGAGGTTTAAACGCGCTTTTAAATAGTGGGGAAGGCCCTTCCTTTACCTTTGTAAAGGCGGGAGGTACTGAAAGCGTATATAATGACTTTCCAGAGATAAAGGAACTAGAAGCAGAGGGGAAGATATTACCTATAACGCGAAATGTAGTGATTAAAGATTCAACCTATCAGCTTGGAATAATTCCCGAATATAATAGACTATTACAAGATTGTCATTTATTGCTTAAATGTCTTGACATGGATTGAAATATAATATAATATATATTTAATACTTAAATTATAAGGAGTGTGCGCAATGCTAAACAATGTTACTTTTGTTGGTCGTCTTACAGCAGATCCGGAGCTTCGCAATACGCAAGTAGGGAAACCAGTAGTTTCCTGCAATATTGCAGTACAGAATAACAAAGAAGACACGGTTTTTATTTCAACTGTTTTCTGGAACAAGCTGGCTGAAACGCTGTCTAAGTATTGCAAAAAAGGCAGCTTGATTTCCGTTCAAGGCTTTCTTAAAAATGATAAATATAAAGATGTGCAAATTTTGCGCGTGGTAGCAGTTCAATTTCACATGCTAGAGCCTAAAAAAGATAATAATCAAGACCTACCTTTCTAAAGTATTCAGAGCGAAAAAACAGCCGTCCGGCTGTTTTTTTGCATTACAGGAGTGTTAAGAATGAAAACAGAATGGTTATATACACCGGACGAATGGCTGAATGTTCCAGAAATTGTAAAGCGCTGTGAAGCGCAGGGCATTACCTTTATTTATATAGTGGGAGGACGTGGAACTGGTAAAACGTATGGAGTTTTTGATTATGTTCTAACCAATAATATAGGCTTTACATATTTAAGGCGTACACAATTAGCCTTTGATACTATATTAACTGACGAATTAAACCCCTTTAATCAATACAATACAGACCACAACATAAATATAATAATGAAAAAAAACACCAAGGTATCAGCGGGTATATTTTATGGTGTTGAGCAAGACGAGGTTATAAAACCGAATGGGAAGGCTATTGGAGTAGCTGGAGCCTTGACAACCTTTTCTAAATTGCGCGGCCTTAGCGGTGAATGGATGAAATTATTCTTTTATGATGAATTTATACCAGAACGACACGAGAAAAAAATAAAAGGTGAAGCTGCTGCTTTTTTTAATGCTTATGAAACAATAAATCGTAACCGTGAGTTTAAAGGCCAGAAGCCTTTACTTGCAATAGCAGCGAGCAATAGCGAAGATATAGGCTGTAGCTTATTTTTAGAGCTGGGCTTGATTAAACATTTCATGAATATGGAAAAAAGAGGTATTGAAGTTAAATTTATGCCAGAGCGTAAAATCTGTTTAATAGATTTGCGCTATTCTGAAATCAGCCGTAAGAAAAAAGAACAGGCCTTATATATTCAAACCAAGGGAACCCGTTTTTATGACATGTCTATAGGGAATAAATTTGATTATAATACAGGGAGTAAAATTGAATCACATTCTCTAAAGGGGTATAACGCTATAGCGGCGATTGGAGAAATTACTATTTATGCGAATAGAAAAGGCGACTATTATATATCACATCATAAGTCTGGAAATCCTGAAATGTTCACGACTGACGACATAGGTATAGCAAGATTTAAAAGCCACTATATTCATTTATGGATGGATTACATGGATAATCTGATAACCTTTGAAGATGAAGCCTGTGAAATCGCATTTCAAAAATATTTTGATTGACAAATAGTTATATAAGAAGTAATATATACTTATGGTATTCCTAACAAACCGGCCATTGTGCAGGCCTCGGAAGGGCGCGCCGGTACAGTTCAACGCACACTAGGAACTTGATTGTTTAGGGCCATAACAAAGAAAGGGGGTGAAGTGATGACTTGTGCAAGCTTCATACCCTTTCTTGTTGTTATAGTATTTATTATCTTAGATATTATAACCGGATTAGTAAAAGCCTTTTATAATAACTCGTATTCATCAAGTGAAATGCGCAAGGGAGGCCTTCGGAAAATTGGGATATTCCTAGCCGTTGTATTGTGCTATATTGTTGAGGTGTGCTTGCCTTATTTAAATATAACAATTAATATTCCAATAACCATTATAGCGGCGGCATACCTTGCATTTATGGAAATAACTAGCATTATTGAAAATCTCAGCGCATTAAATCCTAATATTAAGGATTTTCTGGAAAGCATTATAAACAAAATAAAGGGAGGTTCTAAAGATGAAAGTAAATGATATTGTTGAACTGTGTAAAGCGGGCTTCAAAGCTGACCAGATTTTACAGCTTGTTGCCGCAGAGCATAACGAAGGGCAGGGCGCGCCTGCTGCGCCTGCTGCGCCTGCTGCGCCTGCTGCGCCTGCTGCGCCTGCTGCGCCTGCTGTCGATAACTCAGCTATTGAATCAAAGGCGCTTGACCAAATTAACGCAACGCTAAAATCTTTAACTAGCGCAATTCATGCAAATAATATTCAAACCGTCGGCGGTGATTATCCTAAAGAGCAGAGCGTTGATGATATTATAACCGCCGCAATTATTAACCCACCTAGTAAAGCGTAATAGCTTTACAATTAACGAATATATGAGGAGTGATCATGAATGAGTGTTAATCAGCTAACAGTAAACCAGGCTGCAACTGTTTTTAATGAAATTGTACATCAGGCAACAGGTCAAACGAATTTGAAGGTTACTGATACATCGTCGTTTGTTTCAGCGGCAACAACGGTCTTGCTCGCCGGCTATGATAAGCTATTGACGGCTATGTCTCAGGTTCTTACAAGAACTATTTTCAGCGTAAGACCGTATAATGCTAAATTTGCAGGACTTAGAGCAGGGCCGCAACGGTTCGGAAATCATACGCGTAAAGTAAATTACCTTGATGATGATTTTGAGGACTCGCCCGCCTTTGAATTACAGCAGGGACAATCTATTGACATGTACACCGTCAATAAGCCTCGCGTTGTTCAAACAAATTTCTATGGCTTTAACACCTACGCCAAGCATAAAACCTTTTATGATAACCAACTAGATATGTCCTTGCGGACATTGGACGAATGGGCCGAGTTTTTCAATGGCGTTATGGTTAACATTAATAGCCAAATTGAACAGGTGCATGAAAATGTAGCAAGGGCTACTATTGCAAACTTTATTGGTGGCATTAATGTTGCTAATCCTTCATGTGTTGTTCATCTGCTCACAGAATATAATACTTTAACCGGTCAAACATTAACAGTGAATGACATTTATAAATCAGACAACTTTATAGCGTTTGTGCGCTGGCTATATGCTAGGATTGAGGTTTTAAGTAATCGTCTGACGGAACGCACTCAGCTGTGGCATGTAAATATTGAAGGGAACGAAGTAAAGCGGCACACGCCTAAAAACAAACAAAAGGTTTACTTGTTCAATGAGTTCATGAGCCAGGCACGCACGATGGTATTGTCTGATTTGTTCCAGCGCGATAGCATGAAAATGGTTGACTATGAAGGGGTTAACTTCTGGCAATCCATTGATTCGCCAGACAGCATTGACGTGACGCCCGTATATACAAAGGCAAAGGATGGCACGCTTGTCACTGGCGACGAACAAAAAATTAATAAAGTCCTAGGCGTTATTTTCGATGAGGAAGCAATGGGTTTTGTTCCTAAAAATCAAGCTATGGGTGCAACTCCGCATAACGTCGCAGGCCGTTATACTAATCTATGGTGGCATTGGGACGAATGCTATTATAATGATTTTACGGAAAACGGCATTGTTCTTCTACTGGACTAACAAAAAAAAGCCCCGTTATTCGGGGCTTTTTTAGGAGGTGTGAGCGTTGGAATGTTATCTTTATACCTTTTCTAAAAAACAAAATAGCACTAAAAGACCCGCAGACAACACAGGCACGAAAGTAAATATTAATTTTATTAGTCCCACTGATATGCTAAACCCTAATATTGAATTAATTCTTGATTCTGAACCCTACGCTTATAATTATGCTTTTATATGGCGTACACACCGGTATTATTTTGTATCTAATTGGACATGGGACGCCGGCCGATGGATTGCTTCTCTTTCGGTTGACCCTTTAGCAAGCTGGAAGCCAAAAATAGGACAACAAGAAATATATGTGTTGCGTGCAACTTCGGGTGCTAATCATTATATAAAAGATCCTTATTATCCTATTACTAATCAAATTACTGTTGATAAACAAGCTACTGATGATCTGTGGTCATTATCACAAATAGGCACACCATTAAATAATGGTACTTTTGTTATAGGATTGGTTTCTGATAGTGGAATCCCTAAGTATTATATGGCTGATTATTCAAGGTTAACTAGGTTTATAGACTTTATTTACTCTGATGAATTTTTAAGAACCGTATCAGATGGATGGTCGCAGTTTGATCAAAGTTGGAAAACTCGTTTTAATCCTATTGATTATATCACATCCATTATATGGTTGCCATTAACTCAATCAAAAATTTTTGATGAACCAGCAAGAATAGGGTACTGGGACGCGGTAGCATTAGGTACTTTGCTTGGTACTGAGTTTATGCGTACAGTAACGTTTTCATTACCAGACCATCCGCAATCTACACCACAAGCATATTTAAATTATGAACCCTTTAGCAACTATTCTATATATGTCCCAAGGGTGGGCATAATTCAATTACCATCTGATTTAGCGCGACAAGGTAATAACACTTTAACTGTGCGTATTGATGGGGTTACTGGCAGGGGTGTTATTACAATAACATCTAATGCTGGGACATATTATAAAGAATCTTGTACTATTGGCGTACCTATACCATTGTCAGGAGTTAGACAAGCCGGACTAGATTCAATATTTTTAACAACTTCATTACTGCCGATGGTTACTAATTTAGCAACAGGCAATATTGCAGGTGCAGGACTATCCGCAATATCTGCATCATATAATATTAGTCAGCGACTAACGCCGCAATCCTCAAGTATTGGAGGATCTGGAATTATTAGTGAAGGAAATGCTTGTATAGTAAATTCTGTTTTTAGACATATAACATCATCATCAATTCCAGATTTAGGCTCTCCAGTCTATGCAGCTAAAACCATTAATAGTATGAGTGGTTTTATTATGGGTTATCATGCTGATATTGAAATCCCATGCACTGATATTGAACTGGAATCTATTAGAAATTATATAGAAGGTGGTTTTTTCTATGAATGATATTTACAGACAAGGTGCTCCATATGATTATAACCATATTAATATTTATAATAGCGAGATTTCACCCTCTACAGTACACAGCCAAAACGTGGCTTTAACGGGCTATTTTAGGCGCTATTTACTTCAGAAAGCAATGAGTACCTTTAAATGGAAGTTCCCCGAATTTTGGGCCGAAAACTACCTATTATACTGCCTTTATTGTTGGGGTAGCTTTGCTATTTTCAATACCGATAAATTCGGGGTTATTGCGAACGGCTGCACACTTGGCGGCTATAATGTATTTTATCAACCCTTGTTTTGTGTGGTGGCTAATCCGCTTTTAAAAGGCTCTAGGAAGCTGATTATTGATAAGCAATGCACTTTAATTTATATGCTGCCTGATTATGGCGGAATTATGGATTTAGTCAATTATTATGCTGAATTGATGGCGATTACCAGTGAGGCGCTTTCTTTAAATATGTTTAATAGTAAGCTAACCTATGCATTCGCCGCTAGAAATAAAAGTACAGCGGAAAGCTTCAAAAAAATGCTTGATATGGTGAACCGTGGAGACAGCGCCGTATTTTATGACAATAAGCTAGTTAATAATCAAGGGGATCCTTTGTTTCAGTATTTTCAATCTGACCTAAACAAAAATTATATTGCAAGCAATATTTTGGTAGACCTTCAGAAAATAGAAAATCAATTTGCGCAAGATATTGGTTTACCAAATGCCAACACCGAAAAGAAGGAAAGGCAAATTGTCGACGAGGTTAACGCTAATAATGTAGAAACCTTTACACGCTGCGATATGTGGCTTAAAACATTAAAAAAACAATGCGAAAAAGCAAACAATATGTTTCAAACGGATTTAATTTCTGTTGATTGGCGTGTAAATCCTTTAGAGAATGGGGGAGGTGCTATGAATGAAGGCATGGCTGTCGATTCTAGGCCTGTATAATTATGATAATTCAATTTTTAATTTGTTTGTTGTTCCTGATGGGATGGATAAAGAGCTAATTATTAATAATATTCTATTAGAATGTGCTGAAATGGAAATTATATACCCGGAGCCTGATATAATGAAAAATGCTATCGGGCTATGGTCAAATAAACAGCTAGAAAGCTGGGAGCGTATGTATAAAGCCATGCAACTAGAATATGACCCTATTTATAATTATGATAGATTTGAGGAATGGCTTGATAGCAACCAATCAACGGCACAATCAAATAGTAATACAACTGTTAACAGAAACGGAACTACAAAACATCAAGTTAATGCTTTTAACAGTGGAATTACCGACAGTAATAGCGATACTATTACTAATAACGATAAAGACACTACAACCACTAATTCTAATAACTCTAATATCGGTGCACATTCCGGACACCTATATGGCAACATAGGGGTGACCACAAGTCAGGATATGCTGCTTAGTGAGGTCAACGTCTCTAAATTCATAGTACAGGATTATATAATTGAACAGTTTAAAGAAAGATTTTGTCTTTTAGTTTATTAGTGAAAGGATGATTATTATGGCATTTGAACAATTTCCTTATAGTAATTTTCATGATTTAAATCTTGATTGGATATTAAAAGAAATTAAAAACGCAACTAATGAATTATCGAAGATGACAGATACTATTAATGGATTTGGTGTAACATTGACCGAAGCTATTGATTATATTAATAATTATTTCGATAACTTAAATGTGCAAGATGAAATAAATAATAAGCTTCAAGATATGGCAGATAGTGGAGAACTTGCTAATATCGTAGCTCAATATATGAAAGCTCCTTTCTGTTACAATTCATACCAAGAAGCAGCAGCCGATAAATTAGCACAAGGAGCTCGTTTTATAGCGAGGCGTTTTTATAAAAATCAAGTATTAGTACTACCCGCTATTTATATAGTATTATCGGCTGATAATTCTAATAAATTATTAATTCCTTTCTATGATAATCTGGCAACTCGTTGCGATAATACCACAATATATCCTGAACAATTAGGCGCTGTGGGGGATGGTGTAGCCAATGATACGAATGCTATTGTCTCCGCAACCAAATACTCAACCTTAAAAATTAATATCTTATATACGCAATCTTATAATATATCGTCGAATATTATAGTTAATAAAACATATAATGATATTAGTAGCGCAACTTTCCCTAATAAAAAAATAATTTATGAGCATGATTTGCAGACAAATTTCAATCCTAGTTATTATAGGATTGATTTAGCTAAACTAAACTCTTCTATTACTGGAAAATTACAGTCTTGGTGCTATAATAAAACTTCAAATATTTTTCAAATATGCATGTCAGGTAATGATTCAATTAATGGACAAATTGTAACATTAAGCGGAGATCTTTCAACCGTTACATCTATACGATCTGTAGTTATATATCATGGTAATGATATAACTTTTAATCCGAATGATTATATATATGTGATTGCACCTATGCATACTAATGGTGAAATTTTAATTTGCAATGGCAATTTTACTACTATAACCTCTAAAATATTACCGGAATTTGCTAATTATCAAGTATCACGGGTTTCATATGATGAGGATAATAATATTTATTATGTACAAGCGGGTAGTTATACGGGAATTTATGATGATAATTGGAATTTATTAAAATATACAACTGTGGATATTACATACCCGTCTAAAATATTACCATATCAAGGAAGTTATAATAATACGCAATCAGGATGTGTATACAAGGGATGTTATTTGATAGGAGCTTCGTTATATCAAGGCAACAACTTAACTTATCCATCATTCCGGTTAGCTCCTGTTATGTGGCAGAGTAATAATTTCGGTAATATACTAGAATATCCATTATTTAATAAATGGGATGAAATGGAAGGAATTGCAGTAGCTAACGATGACATATTAGTCGCTAGTTCCGTCGGCACACTGATTTCTATAACTAGATTAACTCCTGTTGCCGCTGGACAGCCTATGCGTCAAAATGTCAATGCAAATTCTCCGTTAGAGTTGTGGGTGGATGAATCTAAAAAAAAATGCGGTGACGGTCTTTCAAAAGAAAATCCTTATAATTCATTGCAGGAGGCTATTGATACATATAATGGTAGACCTATCCATATATATCTATTAAGTGATGTAAAAAATAACATTAAGGTTATGGCGGCCCCTTATTTGGTTTATATTGATGTTGATACATCTATATCAAATGTTAATTCAACAGGTTCGTTTACCTTTGATTTTTGTAACTTAGTAATCATTAAAAAAATTAATTTCAATATTAATAATGCCACTGCTATATATACTGATTATGTGTCCAATATATATATTAATGAATGTAATTTTAAAGGTAATACAACATCCGGAAGCATTAGAATGGTTGACGCTACTTCTGGCACTATAATGAATATTAATGGTTGTAAGTTTACTAATTGTTTTACTGCCGTTCGTAGTTCTACTAGCTCAGAAGTTATAGCCGGCCAATGTATTTTTACAACCTGTAACCGTGGAGCGTCCGCTACATATAGCGGCGTAATACATGCTAACGGGTGCACATTTAATTCAGTTACAACAGAAGTTTATAAAGATTCTAATTCAGCAGCCTTTAAAAATGGTACAACTGTATAATAAAAAGCCTAACGCTTAGCGTTAGGCTTTTTTTCTTCAATATTTATACTGCCAATGCGATTAACTAAAAAATCATAAATACATTTATGACAAGGCATATTTTTGGTACATAAGTATCGATTTTTATTATTATAACAAAAATCACATTTAGCTAAAATAATACTAATTGACTTAACAACATCCTTTTCCTCCATTGCTCTTACTCGTTCCGAAAGTACACGCATAGTGCTTGAATTCCTTACAAGGTCTTCAGTAAAGGACTTTTCTAATCTCATAACTTCCCTTCGTAACATTAATTCTATTTGTTCAATTGTCTTCTTGTTCATTATTCAAATCCTCCACTAAATCAGCCATAAAAATATTAATCCCTATCTCTTGGCTTTTATCAAAATTAAGCCTAATATACACAGCACCATCAGAAACCACATAGGAAGTATAACCGCTTTCAAACTCAATAGGCGCCATAGCAAACGGTATTAATGCGCTTTGTGATGAAATTTCTATAAGTTTAAAAAATCTGTAATTTGATTCCATTATTTAGTTCCTTTCTCCAGTTGCTTCAATAATTTACTTTCATCTGAATTTAGACATAACACCACCTTTCTAAATGTTTGACTTAATCATAGCACTAATAGCTTGTATTGTACAGTTACAATATTGTTACTATTAGTTACAGAATTGTTATTTGTAACGGTGT